TCGGTTTGAACCGTTTTAGGTGTCTCTAAAAATGCCTTAGCGAATTTGACCTCCTCACTTTTTAACTTTTCAGGGTCACCTTTTGCCGCTAGGATTATATTTATAGCCGCACCTGTCATAGAACCCTCAGGAAAAATTCCTTTCCCACCAGCTTTTGCTAAATCAAACTGCATTTCTAAAACTTTTTGAGCGGCTTGCAGTTCTCTTTGATTTTGTGCCTCGGCTTGTTGTCTTGCAAACAAGGCTAAATCTCTTCTTATTTTTTCATTCTGTTCTCGTAATCTATTGGCCTGTTCGTTGAAAAGATTGAAACCCATAGTTAGACCCATACCAATAGATGCTGGTTGACCACTTTGTGCTTGAGCCGCTAGGCCTGCACCTAGTTGACTAGCTAAATCAAAAATATTTTGTCTTCTACTTTGTGGAAACAAATCTTGGTACAGCCTCATTTGTTCAGCTATATCTTCTTGTGTTACTGGGTCTTGTCGCAAACCACCAAACAAATCTATGATTGCCTCAGGTGAGACTTCACCACCGTTGGCTCTTTCTATTTGTTCAGGTATTTGTGCTCTCGTTATAGCCATGAATTACCCCTGTGGTCTTGCAAAGTTACCTATCGCACCTAATGCAGTCAACCCAGTAGCAAGACCTGCTTGTAATGGACTTGGTGGTGGTGTAAAGGTTGTTCTTGTTTGGAACTGACCTGCTGGTGCCATGCTAATAAATGGTGCTAGTGCTTGGAACTGAGCTAATGGTGCCTGTTGAGCTTGTAGTTGATTCCTTCTTTGAGCATCAAGCATTGCTTGTTGTTGTGCCTGTTGTTGTTGACCGAATCCTGCTAACTGTCCTATACCTGCCATAGCTTGTTGTTGTGCCTGTTGTCCTAGACCCTGTAGCTGTGAACCTAAGCCAAACTGTGCTTGTTGTTGCTGTTGTGCTATCTGTTGCTCTAAGTTTCCTAACCTACCAAAGGCTCCTGCTAATGCTTGTTGTCCACCAAATCTTTGACTACCAATATTAGCTAAAGATTGTCCTAGTGCTTGTTGTGAACCTAGTCTCTGCCCAGCTAAACCTGATAGAGTTGAGCCTAGTTGTTGTTGTGCGGCAAGTCTTGACCCAGCTAGACCAGCTAATCCTTGTGAGGCTAATCTTTCTGCCTCTCGTTGTCTTGCAAACTCACCGAGTCCTGTTTGTTGTGCCTCTGAGAATCCTCTTGCCGTGATGCCACCTAATGCCTCTGCCAGTCCTCGTCCTAATGCTCTTTGTCTTTCTTCTGCTCCTAATCTAGCTCTTGAACCAAAAGCCGATTCGCCACCTCTAGCTATATCTCCTGCTCTCGCTCCTATGTCGGCAAGTTCGCCTCGCTCCATCACATCTCTGATGGTTTGTTGCACGACTTGTTCTTCAAAAGGATTAAAGAATCTACCAGTCATTCGTGGGTCGTAACCACCAAGAGTACCTCTTAACAGACCCTCAGATTCTCCTAATCGACCACCGAACTGTCCTGTAGCACCGAGTTGTAAGGCACCGATACCACCAAGACTACGACCAAACTGGTCGGTTGCTCCTCGAAGTAATTGTTCTTGTTGTCCAAGACCTGACAGTAGACCACCTAAACCTACCTGTGTTGCTCCTAAACCCTGTAACTCTCTTTCTCTTGCTCGACCTAAACCTGCTTGTAAGTCAGCTACACCTCTACGAAAAGCTCCTTGAGCATCTCGTAAAAAAGGTTGTTCTATACCAATAGCTTGTCGAGCTAACTCTTGTGCTCTAAGTTGGTCAGGAGTAAGACCTGCTACTAGTTCAGGTATGACTATAGGTTTGCCTTCGGCATCGAAGAAAGTTCGCTCTGCGGCACGCATAGCACCCGGAATGAAACCACCCTTTCCGTCAAGACCAAATAACAGTTGTTTTGTTAGTGCATCTAAACCTGTTTCAACCCTGTCGACCTGTGAGGCAAAAGGTTGTTGTAAACCTATTGCTGTTCTGATTGGTTGTATATTCTGATTATCTAAACTTGCAGGACCCATAGTTTGCACATTTCTTACAATATCTTGGTCAGGTTTCTGCACTTTAAATGCCCTACCGCCTTGTTGCATTTTTGGAACTAAATTTTTATTCATTATGAGCTAGGTTGTGCAGAGGATTCGAAAGCATCCATAATCTTATACATGTTTTCCATTCCTCTGTTTCTATCCTCCTCAAAAGATGGTACTAAACTTATGATACCACCTTGGTTTTGTATTTCGTAAGAACCAGCTCCTCTAACTGCTCGTCCTGTCATTACGAACTCGCCATCACTTAACATAGCTGGTATATCATCACTTGTCTCTGTACCCGCTCCGTTTATGGGTCCATCCCTTCTTGGGAAGTCTTGTGGTTCAAGTTCCCCACCTTCTTGTAATCTTTGTACGGCACCACCATCTGCATAAGCCATGACTGGGCCACCACCCATGAAGGATGCAGTTCCTACACTTTTTGTTTCTTGTTTAAGAAAGGGTTTATAAAATTGTATAAAATCTTTTCTAGCACGAGATTTTTGTGCAATGGTATCAGGTGAATCTCCAACCTGAGGTACAAAACGACTCATAACATTATCTATTTCGCTCTCACTAATAACTGCACCAGTTTCCTTTCGCAACACACCTGCCGTAAACTGCCTCGCAGCATCTTCAAAAGGTGCAAAATTTCTTATAACATAATTTATGGCTCTTGGGTCATATTCTATTTCTTTGTCACTAATAACTGCACCAGTTTCCATCGATAGTTGGTCTGCCTGACTTGTTGCAGGTGGAATTAAACCATCTATTTTTTTGTCTGCCATTTCCATTCTCATAACAGAGGATAATAACCTTTTGTCTACCTCACCACCTTCTTCCATGCCTCTAGCTAAGCCTCCAGTTAAATCTTCTAAACCGTTACCATAAACTCCGCCACCGTATGCCATAGGTCTTGGTTGTCCTCCTGAAAGTTCAGGTATAGTACCTTGCGGTAACAAACCAAACTCAACAGGATTTGGTGCTGGTTGTCCAGTTCTTCTCGCTATCTCGGCCTCTATGTTATATCTACCACTAGCATCCATAGTTGTTAAAGGTGTAAGTGGGACACCTCTTTGGTTTTTAGCCTCTTGAAAAGCTAATTGACCTAATTTACCTGCAAGTGCTCCTGCTCCTGCCAAGCCTAGTAAACTACCTAGACCACCACCTCCAAGTAGTCCACCACCACCTTCGCCTTCTTGACCACCACCAAGTAATCTATTTCTTATACTACCTACTAAACCTTTATTGTTTGGGTCAATGCCTAAAATATCGTCTAAGAAACTGAACTTTCTTCCACCAGTGCTAACAGCATCCGTTGGAACCAAGGATTGTAAATCTATACTCTCGCCTACTTCACTAGCAGTATCACCTGTAAGTATAGGACTTCCACCAACCACACCTTGAAGTTGTTGACCTCCTGCTTGACCTACATTACCAAAAATACTTCTTATTCCGCCTTGTTGAAAACCACTTTTCAGTGCTCGTAATTTGTCACCAAACTGAGCTTTTGCGAAAGCCGCATCACCCATGCCACCAACATTAGCAATATTACCAAAAGCCTTACCAGTTCCATATCCTGATAAGGCACCTGTTAGGGCTCCTTTAAAACCTTTTCCTGCGACTAAGTTAGTCCCTGCACCGATTGCTCCAGCTATGACTGGTCCTACACCCGGAATAAAGTTTGCTATTGGACCTGCAACTGGTGCTATTTTTTTAGCAAACTTTTTCAGTCTTCTCCCTAATTTTTTGAAAAAACCAAACTCTTCTAAACCTGTCATTGGGTTCAGACTAGCAACACCTGAACCTACTACAGCCTCTTCGGGATTTATACCAAGCTCTCTAAACTTCATTTCAAGCATAGACTCAAACTCTTCGTCCTCTAACATCTCAGGTGGTATGACCACTTCTCCTGCTGTTAAATGTGCTAATTCTGTGTCATCACCTTGTCCTGCCAAAGCAAGTTCTTGTCCTATGGGATTCAAGGGTGCGGATTGTGCTATTTGTCCCCTTTGTACTAAATTGTCTAACATTTGTTGGTCAGCTGTAGACATTACTTGCATATCCTGAGGACTAGCAACATCTATTGTTGGTTGTGGGCTCTGTGTGATTTGTGGTTGCTGTGGCACTGATACAGGAGAGGTGTTCATAACTGCTTGTTGTGCTATTTCATCAGGCGACTTCCCTAATTTGTTAATCATAGAATCTACTATCATGTTATTGTTACTGTTACACTCCCTATACTTAAACTAGCTGATATACCAGTAGGATAAGTTTGATGCTCATACAGGTTACGAAACTGTGTGCCGTCAAAAGCCTGATGAACTTCCGTTGTTGTATTAAATATAATAGCTCCAGCCTGAAATTGCAATTCGCTCAACTCTGTAGCATTGAAACTTTTTACTAAATCAGGGTCTTGAGCATCAAGGTTAATTTCAAGTATTCTGACTAAGCGATTGAATGTATCTGCATCTACTTCATCTCTTTGTGCTAAAGGTAATCTAGTGGGTAGTAATTTGCTCATTTTCTACCTGATGGAATAACATCTACTCTCGTATCACCAAGTCGCCATTTGTAATTTTTTCTATCTGATTCGGTGTTATCGTCATCTGACTCAAATCGCAACACAAATTGTCTAGCTCTAGTTCGAGCACTAGAAAAGGTTGTGGAATTTTTTATTTGACTGGTTGAATCTGTGCTCAAAGTTTGGTTATTGAAATCCCTTCTTTTTATTACTAAGTTTACTGCTGGGTCTTGACTGGTTCCTGTTTGGTTGACAAACAATATGTCAGGTAAAACTTTTCGCAAAAATACAAAGTTATCACCGTCACCAATATCAATATCAGCAGACTCAACAAAAACATTATCCATAGCACTGTCATCATCGTTGAAACCCTTTTCATGTTCAAATATAAATTCATTTGTGGATACATCTCCACTCGCTAAAGGTTTATCGAAAACACCTGATTCTAACCAAGCATGTCTTTCTAATGAACCTATAGACCATGAACCCTCTTCATAATTATAAATCGCATATCTCGATATTTCCCGTGTATCATCTGCTACCGATGGATAGAAAAACCATACTTCTGAAAATTCTTCGTTCAAAGCTGCAAAACATTTGAAAGATTGTTCTATATTTAAATCTGAAAAAACATAATCTTGTACAGAACAAGGTAACTTTTGTACTGAGCCATTATAAAAATAAAACGCATTTTTACTCATAAAAAACACACCGTTTGGTGCATTGACTGCCGCCTTTGGTGCTATCAGACCTGCTCCCTCATTTATTAAATTGACTGCGAAAGTTAGAGGTGGTCCGATAAAGTTCATAGAGTACAAGCTAGTATCAGTCCATATTAATATCTCTTGCCTTGATTTAAGTCCACCAATAATAGAACTACCACTAGATAATCTTAAAGAACCAGCTGTGTTGGTATTTTTGGGTTCAAACTCCAAAGGATTTTCTTGGTCACTGAAAGCTATTAACATAGGGTCTACTGAGCCTGTTCGTGTACCACTAGAAAGTGGGTCAGCTCCTAGTACGATTAAGTGTCTGTCAGTTTCGGAGGTGATTACTTGTAATCCTACCGTTGGCACTTTATTAGCTCCACTTGTTGTAGCCAAATTTACAGCTCTAGTTGATAAACCATCGTTTTCAACCCACCTGAAAATGCCACCCGCTCTAGGATTTATTATTAAATCTTCTCCATAATTATCGTGTGTCCATATTCTTAACTGGTTTGTGGCTGATAAAGTTGCGGCTGTACCCCAACTTCCTGCACCCCAACCATTAGCACCCCAACCAGTTGAAGACACAAAAAACTCTAATCCTGAATTGACAAGATATACTCCATCTACTCCTGAGCCACCATTTCCTGTATCACTAGAGTTAGCTAATACTATATCTCCTGAGGTATCTTTTGCTTGTATGGTGTATGTGTTTGCTCCTGTCACAGCTTGTACTTGGTATTCTTGGTTTAAAACCGATGCCGTTATATTACCTCCAAGACTAACTGCACCTGATATTGTAACGAAGTCTCCCTCCACAGCACCATGGCTACTGTCCGTTACTGTTATAATGGCATCTAGTGACGAGCCATCTAAACTTGATGCTTTAGCAAAAGTGATAGAGTTAGTGCTAGTTTTTCTAATAGGTGTGACATCGTTGAATGTGCCAGCCTCTTCTATGAAGTATTTAAATGTTGTGCCGACTCCAAGATACTTTTCACCACCTAGTGCCACCCAACCATGTAAAGCTCTCGCAGAACCTACTATAGAATTAGAACTTAACTTTTCCCAACCGCCTATTTTCTCGACACGGCCTTTCC